GCTGATCCTTATGGCGTTGACTGAAGACCTAGGTATGTTTCTTGCTGATTTTGGCCTCACCTGTGTGGCTGGAGCAACGCAAGCAATTGGAATCCTTGACACCCCAAGTCAAGTGATCAGCGATGGAATGGTCTTAACGACTGATTACACGCTGACTACTAGGTCTTCAGATTTTGGCAGTCTCGTTCGCGGTGATTCAATCACTGTGGGCGGGACTGCTTTCACCGTCAGGGAAACAATGTTGATTGATGACGGAGCATTTATTCAAATCGCTCTGCAGAAGACATGACCACCAAACGCGAATCAATCCTCACAGCAATCCGCACAGCACTGACTGGCACCACCGGGGTTGGTACGCGGATCTACCGCAGCCGGGTGGAGCCGATGGCGCGTGAGGAATCGCCTGCACTGGTCGTAGAGCCGATCGCCGATACATCCCGCGTAGAAACCAGCCTGCCCACCTTGACGTGGCGCATGACCGTGCGTGTGACCGTGATTGTGCGTGGCAACATCCCAGACCAAGTGGCAGATCCGATCATTGAAAGCCTTCACTCCAGGCTGTCCAGTGATCTGACGTTGGGAGGTTATGCTATGGACATTCAACCGGTCAGTGTTACCTTTAACCTTGTGGAGGCCGATCAACCCGCTGGCGTCATCATGTGTGACTACCTAGTGATTTACCGAACGTCCTCCACAAATTTGGCTGCCTGACCTATGGCTAACATGGTGGATGAATACTGGGGTCAGGGTGGAACCTATCTACTCAACCCCAAAACCGGCATTCGGAAGCTCCTCGAGCGGACAGAGCCGGCCCAACCCTCCGACAACACCCCTGAGGAATTGAGCAATGGCACTTCTGAGCCGCAAGCGTCTGATCCTGGTCAAGACTGAATCCACCTACGGCACCGACTCCGTACCAACTGGTACTGATGCTCTGCTGGTGCGCAACCTTGACATCACCCCGCTTTCGGGCGATGTTGTCAGCCGTGACCTGATTCGTTCCTACTTGGGCAACTTTGATCAATTGATTGCACAGACCAGTGTTGCGATCAACTTTGAGGTTGAACTGGCCGGTTCGGGCACTGCCGGTACTGCCCCCAAGTATGATGCCATCCTGAAGGCATGCGGCTTGGCTGCGACGATCGTTGCCTCAACGTCGGTCACCTACGCTCCCGTCTCAGCCAGCTTTAGTTCAACCACCATCTACTTCAACCTTGATGGCGTGCTGCACAGGCTGACCGGTTGCCGTGGCTCAATGACCATGAGTTGCGCAGTTGGGGCCATCCCAACCCTGTCATTCAACCTCACTGGCACATACAACGCCCCGACCGATACTGCAGCCCCTGCTGTGACCTATTCGGCTCAGGCTGCCCCGTTGATCTTCCGTGAAGGCAACACCAGCGCCTTCTCCTTCTTCTCCTACAGCGGCCTTCTGCAATCGGTTGATTTCACCCTTGCCAATGATTTGGTTTACCGCGAACTGGTTGGTGGTGTCCAAGAAACACTGATCACCGACCGCAAACCGGCTGGTACGGTGATGATTGAAGCGCCGACCATTGCTACCAAGGACTTTTTCACCACAGCCCTTGGTACGTCAACTGGTAACCTGACCTTCTTGCATGGCACCACCGCCGGCAACCGGGTCACCTTCCTTGCATCACAAGTTGATGTATTGAATCCTACCTACCAAGATCAGGATTCGATTATGATGTTGTCCGTTCCGTATGTGGCCATCCCAACCACTGCAGGCAACAACGAATTCTCCTTGGCCTTCACCTGATACCACCCCTCATGGCATTCATTCGCAAAAAAGTTGCAAGCTTCGGCTGGCCTGTAACCGTCGAAATCCCTTCTGACGGCGGCAAATTTGAAAAGCAACTTTTCAATGTGACCTTCAAGCGGCTTGGCCGATCTGAGTTCACCAAATTGGCGGACAAAGGTGACGTTGAGCTGCTTGAGGCGGTGCTCGAGGGCTGGGATGAGATCGTTGATGAAGATGGCGCTGCAGTTCCGTTCACGGCTGCAAATCGCCTCGACTTCCTTGATGATCCCTATTTCTGCCGTGGTGTGATCAAGGCTTACCTTGAATCGCTGGACGGAGCCCAGGTAAAAAACTGAAGGAGGCCGCACTGCACTGGGCTGGTGGCGGTGAACGCGACGAATCCGGTGATGATGCGGCTGTCTTTGGACTTGATCCGGCTGTTCTGAAAACAGAGCAGTCGGACAATTTCGAGGTATGGGACGACAACTGGGACATCGTCATGATGTTCATGCGCCTCCAGACCCAATGGAACGTCACCATGGGAGGCTATGTAGGCTTGCGGTATGAGCCGCTTCAGTGGCTATGCGGTCTATACTCGGTTGAGGACGTGCCAACCATGTTCGAGGGCATCCAGATCATGGAAGCCTCAGCCCTAAGCCAGTTGAACGGGAAGTAATGGCAAACGAAGCGACAATCCTCCGCATCAGAGCCCAGGTCGAAAACCTGGAAGGATTGAATCGCGCTCGTTCGGCCGTAAGAAATTTTGCAACTGAATCGAAGGCAGCCAGCAACGACCTTGACAAGCTAAGGTCAATGTTCAAGGAGCTTGGCGCTGAATCAATTCGTTCTGTTAATAATCTTAAAAATTATCGCACCGGTCTTGATGCACTGCGGCAATCGGCGGAAATTGGCAGCACAACATTTAACGAGCTGACATCTGAAATAAGACAGCTTGACACTGAACTTGGCTCGTTACAAGGCAAGCAAAATCAAGTTGCACAAGGATTCAACAAGATTACTACTGCAACAAATGCTGCAATTGCCGCACAACGCACCTATACCGGACTGACTCGCGACCCCTTCACTGGGGCATATAGGGGAACCCCTGGACGCACGGCATTTTCCGCGCCTATTGGTCCTGTTGAGCCACCTGATTATGCAGGCAGAATTGCACAGCAACAACGTGCAGCATCTGCTGAATTGGCCAGAGATGCCCGCCGCAGGGCGAAAATGGAAGAATTGGCCAGTTACAGTGGCGCAACAATTGGTGCCCGCGATCCAAATACTGGTGCATTAATTGCTGGTGGTTATGGACCATTTGCTGCGCTTCCAACTCAACCTGTTCAATCGCGTTTTGGATTGACAGAAAAATCTGCTGCAGGCGCCAAATTTAACCTTGGGCAAACTGCTCAAGGATTAGGTGCAGTTGCTGCTGGTGGTGTTTTTGGTGGAGTTGAGGGTGCCGCAGGTGGTTTAATTGGCCTTGGCTTGGGCGGCCCTGCTGGGGCAGTTACTGGCGCCGCTATTGGCGCTAGCGTTGGCATGTTACGTCAAGCCCTTGGAGCGACTGCAGAGTATGCGGCAGAACTTGAAAAGCAACGTATTGCATTGCGTCAAGTTGTTGGATCGCAAAATGATTACAATGAATCGCTTAAATTTATTACTAAAACAAGCAATGATCTTGCAATACCCCAAGATGTAATTCTAAAGAATTTCACTCGTTTATCTGCGTCAGTAATTGGAGCAGGGGGCAACGTAAAAGATGCAGAAAAAGCTTTTAAAGGAATTTCTGCGGGTATCCTTGGAACTGGAGGTAGCCTTGCAAATTTAGACGCAGCATTGCTTGCAACAGCGCAGGTCTTCAGTAAAGGAAAGGTAAGTGCAGAAGAACTTCGTGGCCAGATTGGTGAACGCTTGCCAGGCGCATTTACATTATTTGCGGAATCAATTGGCAAAACTCCCCAGGAATTAGACAAAGCATTAAGCGACGGAAAAGTCACATTAGTTGATTTTCAGAAATTCACCGAAAATCTTTTTAAAAAATACGGAGAAGCCGCTGAAATAATTGCTCGTAGTCCAGAAAATGCTGGCAACAGATTAAAGACGACTTTGGCAAATCTGTCGGAAAGTGTTGGCACGCTATTAAAGCCAGTTGGCGCTGCATTCCAAAATACTTTTGCGGATATTTTTAAAATTATTGATGCTGCTGTTCGCAAATTAAACGAATTTTTAAAGATTGACGAAAAAGGACGCAGGGCTACTCTTACCGCTAGAATTGCTACAACTGAAAAACAAATTGAACTTGGGCAAAGTTATTTAAACATTAAACCATCAACAACTGGTGCGGCATATGTTGGATTAAACAGAAAAGCAATACAAGAAGGTATTGGAAGGCAGCAAACACAATTGTTGGCATTGCGAGCGGAACC